GATTCTAGTAATACGTTCAATCTTTTAATGAAATCAAAAATCATTGATCGCCGTAAGTTTGAACAAAAACGCAGTCCTACGCAAGCCAAGAAGAATGTACAAAGAGGATTTAAGGTTGGAAGAGGAGTTAACAATCCATGAGTAATTGGGTAGATGACTTTGGATTTACGGCAGTAGATGAAGATACCTATCGTCGTAAAGTCATTGAGCAAGAAGAGGTGGCACAAGCTGATAAGCCCGTGCTTGCTGCGAAAGAAGACTTGACTTCTCTTGAGGAAAAGCTCGAGAAGAAATTAGACAGTATCCGGCATATGGAGAAAAAAGTTGACAAGTTACTAAGTCTGATTTATGATAATGAAGATATCGTTGAAGAGCGTAAGCAGCTTGCTGACAGCGTTGCCAATCAAAAGGTAAAGGCAATGTCAGAGATTGTTATGCCTCTTCTCGGTAGTTTGTATAGGACGCAAAACCAAGAATATGTCCATTGGCCTAACCGTGGTCCTATCATCAAACAGCAGATGGAAAAGGTTGAGGCGATCCTAGACGGATCTTATTTTGAAAAGGAATAGTATGTCTGATTTTTTTAAAAGTATGGTGAAGGAACTCAATGATGAAAACACTCACCTATTGGCTGATGGCGGTAATTCTGCTGAGTTTAGCGGGTGGATTGACACTGGTAGTTACATTCTTAATGCTCTTGTATCTGGCAGTCTCTACGGTGGTGTACCCAATAACAAAGTCGTGGCATTGGCTGGAGAGCAAGCTACAGGAAAAACATTCTTCGCACTAGGAATGGTGAAGAACTTCCTAGAACAAAACCCTGATGCAGGTACAATTTATTATGATACGGAGGCTGCTGTTACTCGTGAGATGATGGAGACACGAGGTATTGATACCAATCGTCTTATTGTATCTGAGCCTCAAACAATCCAACAGTTTCGTCATCATGGTCTTCAAGTTCTAGATCGCTATCTTGATAGTAAGAATTCTCCTCCTATGATGATGGTTCTTGACTCACTCGGTCAATTATCAACAACAAAAGAAATGGAAGATAGTACTGAGGGTAAAGAAACTCGTGACATGACCAAAGCACAGGTTATGAAAGCAGCGTTTCGCACTCTAGGTCTAAAACTTGCTAAGGCAAACATTCCATTAATCGTTACTAATCACACTTATGAGGTTGTTGGTGCTTATATGCCTACTAAGGAAATGTCTGGTGGGTCAGGCTTGAAGTATACTGCATCAACAATTTTGTTTCTAAGCAAAAAACGTGATAAGGATGTGGATAAAGGTGAGGGTAATCTAATCAAAGTCACTGCTGAAAAGTCTCGATTCACAAAAGAGAAGAAGATTGTAGAAGTACGTCTATCATATACTCATGGTCTCGATCGTTATTATGGTTTGCTTGACCTTGCAGAGCAATATAATATCATTAAGAAGGTATCTACACGCTATGAGTTTCCTGATGGCTCTAAACACTTTGGTAAAGCAATCAATGCCAATCCACAAAAGTTCTTTACAGAAGATATTATGGAGCGTTTGGAGAAGGCGGCTGCTGAAGAGTATAAGTATGGCCCGGCTGATGATTATGTTGATGATGTTGATGAAGAGCTCGTCCCGGAGTTGTTAAATGAGTAAGATTGATCTGGAGCAATTTGCAAGGTTTACTGATATGTATGAGTTTGTTGATGAATTATATGATGAAAACTCTACTATTCCTATTCGGTTGACAGATGATGATTTTCATGGTACTATCATCAGATACGATAAAATTGATATGACGTCAATGAATATGGAATCGAACGAAGCAACGCTACGATTTAACTATGAGTTCATTGAAAACCCTCATGACATTGGAAAGCACAATGCTCGCTTTCATAATCATCTGGGTGACTTGCTAGTTAATATTATTATCAATACATTGAATGGGAAAGAAGATGAGAATAGAGACGACGATTCTGAGCAATCTGATTCACAACGAGGATTACAGTCGGAAGGTTCTACCGTTTCTGAATAAAGAGTTCTTTCACGATACTATTGAAAAGACTCTATATCTTACTATTGATTCCCATGTAGAAAAATACAATACACTACCAACAACAGAAGTACTCGGCATTACTCTTAACGAAGATAGTCTCGATGAGCAAGTCTTTGAAGGATGTGCTGAGTATCTTTCTAATCTCGAAAAGAGCAACACTGACGAAGAATGGCTGTTGGATAAGACAGAAGAATTCTGTCAAGAGAAGGCTGTATACAATGCTATCATGGAATCTATTGGTATCATTGATGGGCGTGACAAGGACAAGTCTAAAGGCGCAATTCCTGAGATTCTATCGAAGGCACTATCGGTTAGCTTTGATTCATCTATCGGTCATGATTGGCTTGATGACTTCCAATCACGATATGAATTCTACCATAAGGTTGAAGAGCGGATTCCGTTTGACCTTGAATATCTAAACAACATTACTAAGGGTGGTCTACCATCTAAGACATTGACTTGTATTCTTGCCGGCACCGGTGTTGGTAAGTCACTTGCTATGTGTCACTTCGCTGCCAATAATCTGATGGATAACAAGAAGGTTCTGTATATCACTATGGAAATGGCAGAAGAACGTATCTCTGAGCGTATTGATGCTAACCTACTTGATTGTAGCTTAGAAGATCTGGTTGACTTGCCGTTTAAGATGTATGAAAAGAAGGTTGAACGTATCCGCAGCAAGACAGAAGGTAAACTTATAGTTAAAGAATATCCTACTGCCTCTGCTGGTGCTGGTCACTTCCGACACCTGCTGAATGAACTTCGTTTGAAAAGAAACTTTGTACCAGACATCATCTACATCGACTACCTAAACATTTGTGCGTCCAGTCGTATGAAGTATGGGTCAAATGTCAATACATATATGATGATTAAATCTATCGCTGAAGAACTACGGGGTCTTGCTGTTGAGAAGAATGTGCCTATCGTAACTGCTACACAAACAACACGTGGTGGTTACACTAACTCTGATCCAGGGCTTGAGGATACATCAGAATCGTTTGGTCTACCAGCCACAACTGATCTGATGTTTGCCTTGGTGTCTAGTGAAGAGTTGGAGGGTCTGAATCAGATTATGGTTAAGCAGCTGAAGAATCGATTCAACGATCCAACGAGCAATAAGCGGTTTGTTGTGGGTGTTGATAGAAGTAAGATGCGGCTGTATGATGTAGAACAATCCGCACAGGATGATATTGTGAATGACAATCCTGTGATGGATAATGCTGTGTTTGGTAGTCGTCGTAATGACGAAGACAGTCAGGGAGAGTTTAGTCAGAGAAAGTTTGACAAGAGAACATTCAAGGATTTACGATAATGTATGAGTACAAAGCAACAATTTTAAGAGTCGTCGATGGTGACACCGTTGATGTTGATATTGATTTAGGGTTTGGGGTGTGGCTGAGAAAAGAGCGTGTTCGTATCATGGGTATTGATACACCTGAGTCTCGCACCCGTGATAAAGAAGAAAAACGATTTGGTCTTGCAGCCAAGAATCGTTTGAAAGAACTTTTGCCTGTGGAATCTATTGCCATTCTGAGGACACAGATTGATAGAGATGGTGAAGATGCCAAGGGTAAGTTTGGTCGTATTCTCGGTAACTTCTTACCTGGGGAAAGTCCTATCACGCCATGCTCTACTATGGTCACTGAAATCTTAATCAAGGAAGGACACGCAGTTGCCTATCACGGTCAAAGCAAAGACGACGTTGCTGAAGCTCATCTACGAAATCGAGAGAGACTTATTGCAGAGGGGAAAGTTTAATATGTACACATTCATGGAAGAGAATGATTTATATAAAATTCGTGAGTTTGATGGAATTGATGGGATTGATCATATTATTGCTGAATTTAATGATCCAACGAAAGCTAAGGAGATTTTCCATAATTTAAAGCGAGGCGGAGGATTTGAAGGTCGTACGCCAAATTTTTTTGGAAAGGTGGATTATTCGGTTGACTATTAATTTAGATGGAGGATAATGATTATAGTGATTAATGAGGAGTGAGTGAGATGGAAATCAACGTTTACAATGCTTCTGAGAAATTAGAAAATTATGTGATCAATGGTGTTGAGTTTGCTATGGCAAAGTTCTTCGATCTCGATCAATTAGAAGATATCTCTGTAGATGTTGATTTTACTGACCTCGATGTTGAGGGTCACTGCATCGATGCTGGTGATGGCGACTTCTCTATTGAGATCAAAAAAGATCTTCCAATCCGTGAGAAGATGACTGTTCTGATGCATGAATTGGTTCATATGAAGCAGCACATTGCTGGTGAACTTGACTTTGGTGGTTTGATTATCGATAAGGAAGGTATGAAGTGTAAGATGACGACCTGGATGGGTCAAGAGTTTGATGAGAATGGTACAGACTATTTTGATCGACCTTGGGAGATTGAAGCATTCGGTCGTCAGTTAGGTCTGTTCATCCGTTGGGTTGAATCGATTGGTGAAGGTCATCACAAAAAATGGCAGGTATAAATACATCGTTCATATAGGGAGTGTATATGATGCAGGATAAGATTTTACATGCAATTTCGAAGTCACGACGTCAAGGTGGGGATGACTTCGATATCATAGAGCGAGCATCAATCGACTCTATGGTTCCTCGAATTTTAGTCAGGTCGGTTTATAATCGACTTAGGCAAGAGGAACAACAACGAAAGGCATCTTAATCCCTGACCAGATGCTTGGGTGCACCGACCAGATTTTTTTCTGGTCGGTGCTTTTTTTATGATAAAAACTGTTGTCTCAATTCTTAAATGTGCTATTATGAATATAATGATTAAGGAGTTTTGATATGATGATTGGTAACACGATAAAAGAGTTTATACTAATGACTATGATTGGTAACACGATGAAAGAGTTGACCAGCAAAGAGTTCACCGCATTGCGGGCAGCTCGGATTACTGACACAGACACGACATATGTTGTCTGGTTGGAGTTAATTGGAAGTGGTAACATGGTAGAGTTGGATGCTGAAAGCAAAGAACACGCTCTAACTTTGATTGACCATGCCGTTGATGTAGGGATCTACAACACTGCCAGCTATCGGAAGGTCAAGAGTGATGGCACTCTGGGTCGGTGTGAAGAGATTATTGATCGGGACTTTGACTATATGGATGGAGATGTTTAATGGGTGGAATTATTGCGTTTGTGATGGGTTGTGGTGCAACCTATATGGTAATGACCAATCCTGAGATTGCTCATTATGTTGGTGATATGCTGTCGATGGTTGGCAGCACTTTGAAAGGTAAGTAAGATGGAGAAGTTGGAATTAGAAGAGTACATTAAACAACTTGAGCATGAACGTCTTCGTATTGAGTTGTCTGATGACTTTGCATACACCAATGGTAAACTTGGTGCTATCAATGAATTAATTCGTGAAGCAAGGAAGAAATTGAATGACCAAGTATATTGTTAAGCCACGATACAATGGAATCGATAAGCAGACGTTTAATGACCCTAAGCAAGCAGTTGATTTTTATCAAGAATATGTAAGGAATGTATCTGGTAAAATGATTGGCACTCTTGAGGAAAAACTTGAAGAAATGCTATGGATCGGTAAATTGGAGATCATTGATGATTGAGAAGGAAAAAGTAGTTCTAAGTGACCTAGAGCAGATGGTCATGGTGGATATGGTTAAGGAAGGGATTGTATATTCCTTTGAACCCAAAGAACGTCAGAAGAGGTTGATTGCCAAGTTCTGGGAGTCACGTCTTGATGATCGACCGTAGTGTCTCTGTTCTTTCTGACTTGGCTGTTCTGGCAAGGGATATTGTTCCTGTCGCCAGCAGCCGTATTTTTGCTGCTGTTTACTCTAAGAACAGGGTGATCTCATACGGATGGAATCAAATGAAGTCTCATCCATTTCAAGCACAGTGGTCGAAGAATGATGATGCTATCTTCTGGCATGCTGAGACACACGCTATCTATAATGCGCTGCGTGTATGCGATGAAGATGAATTGAAAAAGATGACATTGTATGTCGCTCGCTCTCGTCGTCCTGAGGATGGTCACACTGATAGATGGATATGGGGTAACTGTCGTCCCTGTGAAGGGTGCCTATCTTGCATTGATAAATATAAAATTAAACAAGTAGTCTATACGTTAGACGATATTAATGAATACGGAGTTATCGATGCAGGGATTTAAAAAATATCTGGTCGAGTCAAGAGCCTCAGATCAATATGAGGCTGCTGTTGCTGCTTACATTAATAGTATGCAAGGTATCAATGCTGAGAGACCAAAAGTCAGTGCAAAATATGCTGATGTATTATTGCAAGCTGAAGGTGGTGGTACTGCCTGGCTTGAAGTCAAAATGAACCATAAAGATAATCTCGGTAACCCAAGAATTTTCTATGATGGTACGAATTGGGACACAACATATATATCAGGTGCCGCTAAAAAGTCAGTAGATCTTTGCAACAAGTCTGGTCAAACAAAAGCGTTCATCGAAGCAATTGCTAAATTCTCAGGAATTGCTAAACCTAAGATTCCAACAAATAAAGGTGGATTGAAAGATAGTAGAGCTGTCCCTTTAAAGGTAATGAAAGAATATTTTGATCAGCCTGGAATTAATCGTTATATTGCAAGTGAATCAGATGTTGACTTAGGAAAGATTGTCACCGATCATTATCTAAATGGTAAGGCTGAGCCAGCATACTATATGCAGGCAGGAGATGATTTTTATATGATTGGAACAAAGAATCCACTGAACCTACCTAAAGATATTCCTGTGCTACAAGGTAATGGTCCGTTTAAAGTTAGGATTGCTACACGCTCACAGTTCTATGAAGTACAGGCTGAGATTAAGATTGACTCAATGCCAAGCAGCAAGTATTCTTGCAAACCTGGTACGAAAAAGAAAAACCCGTTTGAGAAAATAAAATAAAATGTTAAAACTAACCGAATACTTAACAGAAGCTAAGGAGGGCAAGAATGTCCATCTTGAACACATTGAAGACATGGTGTTCAATGAAGGTGTTACTGGTACTCGCAATGCTATTTTATTTCTTCGTAATCTTCGCAATATGCTATCTGGATCCTCTTCCAGAAGCATTAACATCACTACTAAATGGGATGGTGCTCCCGCCATCTTCGCCGGGGTTGATCCTGCCGATGATGTTTTTTTTGTAGCAAAGAAGGGTCTGTTTAACGCTGATCCTCAAATGTACAAAAC